CCAGCCGTGGAGGGCGGCGATACCGTTATGGTGTCGGCTAACCTCAAAAGCATAGAGGAACAGACTACGCAGCCGGAACCACAGGCACCGGCAGAACCCAAACCAGATATTAACCAAGAGCCGGGCAATGAACCGGACGAAAACGGAGATACAAGCAATGGCGAAGAATAAAGACACAGTAGTAAATCGCATACTGCATACCATTTCTGATTTGCGTGTGCGTGAGGCCCCAGAGGGGCAAGCAGCCAGTAGAACTATTACCGGCTATGCTATCCTGTTTGGCGTGCCGTCCGAACCGCTGTACGATTGGGAAGATGAGGAAGCACGCGAAGTTATTGCGCCGGAGGCAGTGACTAAAGAACTGCTGGACGGCTGCGACATTAAGATGACAATGTTTCACGATAGGCAGCTGATATTAGCACGCAGTAAGAACGGCGCAGGTACACTGACCTACGGCGTGGATGACAAAGGAGTGTATTTTGAGTTTGAGGCCCCTAATACCGTGGACGGTGATAAGGCACTGGAACTGGTTAGGCGCGGTGATATATCCGGCTGTAGCTTTGCTTTCAGTACCCACTATTACGACAGCGCGTATGTTTCACGAGACGTGCAGCGTGTGGACGGTAAGACTATCATAACGTACACGGTTAATGTGATAACCGGCATTTATGATTTTACGCTGGCAGCAGACCCGGCATATCCAGATACCAGCTGCGAGGCTGAGACCCGCGAACTGGTTAAGACTTTGAGAGAGCCGGACGATGACAAAGCGGAACGAGAAAATAAAGTGCGTGAGCAAGTGCGTGAAATGCGCCGCGCTGCTACGCTACCATTATAAAGAATGTTTAACCACTTAAAGTTTTTTGTATGAGTAAGAAAACGGTAAATGTGCGTGAGTTGGTAAACAAGTATCAGACCAACTGCGACCGTATCGGCGAGATTGCCGATTTGTGCGAGAAAGAGCAGCGCGAGCGTACCGAGGCTGAGACCGCCGAGTATAACGCGCTTATGCGAGAAAACCAGCTTTTGCAGATGAAGATGCAGGCAGTGGCTGTAGAGCAACTGCGCGAAAACCCCAACACGTCTGCGGAAGCGTCCCGGATTATCCGCGAGAACGTAGCGGCAGGCCGACAGACCCGGATTATGCTGATGCGTGATTTGGTTATGGTATCGGATGTTACCGCCGGTGGGATTATTCCTGTAAAGATGCAGGATATTTTAGACCCACTGGTAGAGGGGCTGATTTTGGATAAAGTCGGTCTGCCTATGCCTACTGGTTTGGCAGGTGATTATATCTGGCCCACCTACGAAACTGTGGAGGCTACGATACAGGGCGAGGGCGTGGCACTGACCGACACCGAAATTTCGATGTCTAAACTGACCGCTTCGCCCCAGCGTATCGGTATCGCTATCCCTGTTACCCGGCAGGCTATCAACCAGACCGAGGGCGTGGTAGAAATGGTTGTAAAACGTCTTATGCCACTTTCGGTTACTATGCTGCTTAACAAAATCATGTTTAGCACCACAAAGGTATCAAACGCTACTACACTGGTAGGCCCGTTTGTGGCACTGGCAAGCAGCCCGGTAGAAGTGAGTACCGAACCCACGTTTAAGGATTTTAACGGCCTCAAAGCAAAGGTACTGGCTACTGGAGTGGACGGCGAACACCTGTGCTGGGTTATGACAAAGGCCCAGAAAGCTATCGCAGAGGCTACACCGAAAGACGCAGGCAGTGGTATTATGGTTTGTGAAAACGACCATATCGCAGGTTTGCCGGTATTTACCACAAATTATATCGGCGAGGGCTATATAGGTCTGGGCGATTGGAGATACCAGCCTATGGGCCTATTTGGCGACATTTCGTTTATCATTGACCCGTACAGCCAGGCACGTAAAGACGCTGTGGATTTTGTGCTTAATGTGAACTACGGCACTACCACGCTGCGCACAGAGGCTTTTGCGCTGGCAAAGTGCAAAGCCGCAGCAGGTGTAGGCGGATAATGAGATTAGGAACATAGGTTTAGTTTTATAAGATTGTTTGATTATGGCTACAGTGGATATAGCACTACTTAAATCGCACGTCCGGGCAGATGACTTTAGCGATGATGACCAGTATTTGGCGCAGTTGCTGGAGGCAGCGGAAGAATATGTAACGACCGCTACCAACCGCAGCGCAGATGAATTGCTGGAAATGGGGGACGGTGAGCATTTACCGGCTACATTACAGCAGGCAGTTTTATTGATTGCCGGACACTGGTACAACCAGCGCGAAGCCGTTAGCGGCGTGCAGATGGCGGAAGTGCCATATACACTGCAAGCCTTAATTAAACCGTATCGCAAACTGGTAGATGAAGTTACGGAATGAGAGCAGGCGCACTGAAATATAAGCTGGAGTTACTGGAGCCAAAACGCACCACAGACCGCATGGGGGCTGAAAAGGTAGAATATACCAAGACGCGCACCGTGTGGGCTGAAAGGGTTAGGGCTACAGGTAGCCGAAGCGAGGAAGTCGGGGAGCATTTTCCAGACTACACCGTAGAATTTAACATACGGGATGCGCACCCGGTACAGGAAAACTGGAGGGTGCAGCAGCTGGGCGGTTATCTTTATACCGTGACGAACATAGTGCCGAATTTGGAAAAGGGCTATAAAACCCTGTTATGTGAACGAGTAAACGAATAGTTACCATTATGGCACGAAGTGTAGCCTACGATGATAGGAATTTGCAGCAGTTATTTGCTGAACTGGAGCCAAAACGCAGATTACAAGCGATAAAGGGCGGCTTTCGCAGGGAAGCCAACAAAGTACGAAAGACGGCGATAAACAATCTGCGTAACAGCGTCCGTTCTAACAAGGATTTGGAAAAGGGCGTGCGTGCGATAGTATTCAAGCGCAAAGCCGGATTTCGGGTTACGGTAGGCACAAAGAAAGCCGGGAAGAATGGCAAGGGCGAAGCAGGATTTCACACGAACCGCCAAGGCCTCAAAAAGCCGGTGTTAATCTGGGTGGAAGAGGGAACGCAGGAGCGAAAGACCAAAGGAAACGGCGGCAAACGTGCCGCACGGCGCAGGTCTGCACACAGGACGGGACGCATGAGGCGTTACGGTTTTATGACACAAACGCTGAATGACGTAAGAGATACTGTTACTGCCGACATTCACGATATGGTAACTGATAATGTCTTAAAGATAGCGCAAAAATATGGGTGTAAGTAAGTCAAGTTTAAGTGCCGGTGAAATTATCCGGGATATACTGGTTAATAACGCAGAAGTGGCCGCACGTGCAAAAAAAGTCTTTCCAGTGGTGGAAGATAGCGCGGAACTGCCATACATAGTGTACAGGCGTACACAACTGGAGCAGGAACCGGCAAAAGGCAGGCGCGGTGCTGACACGGTGGGCATTGAGATACTTTGCTATACGCAGCACTATACGGAGGGCGTGGAACTGGCGGAAGCCGTGCGCGATGCGCTGGATGGAGCGCAGGGCGAGAAAGACGGTTTGGTTATGCGCAGCTGCTATCTGGCAGACAGCGAGGAAGCATGGCAGGACGATGCCTATGTACAGCAATTAGTGTTTAATGTTAAGATATAAAGAATATGGCAAAAAGCGGATATTGTAACGGTAGCGATATGCTGCTGTATGTAAACGGCAAAGCCGTTGGAAGTTGCACTACGCACACTACCACATTCAACAGCGAAACCAAAGAGCGTGCGGTTAAGCCTGTAGCGCCCGCGCCCCTAAGCAGCGGACTGTGGAAGAAGAAAGGCGTAGTAGGTTTGTCGTACTCTATCAGTGCCGAGGGTCTGGTATTCTATGACGAAACGGAATGTGGGTTTAAGACCCTGTTTGCGCTGTGGAAAGCAGGCAAGCCGGTAACGGTTAAGTGCATGGAACGTGATAACAGCGATGAACCCTATCTGGAGGGTGGCTGCGTTATTACTTCGCTGGAGCGTACAGACCCGGCGCAGGATGACAGCACCTATAGTATCAGTCTGGAAAATGACGGTGAGCCTACCTCACTTGATGAAAGTGCTATTACTGAAAATGCCGCACCCGGCGTAGGAGGTTGAGAATATGGCAAAAGTCGAGGTTACGATTAACGGAAAGGCATACCCCTGTAGGCCGACTATGGGGGCTATGCTGCGTTTCAAGAAAGAAACCGGCAAGGAGGTAACGGAGATTACCAACAGCGGTTTAGCCGACTTATGTACATACCTGTACTGCTGTGTTGCGTCCGCGTCTGCTGCGGACGGCGTGGATTTCAAAATGTCGCTTTTGGAGTTTGCCGATGCGTTAGACCCCGAAGATATGGCGGCATGGGCAAACCAGATGCAGCAGAACAACGGTACAAATGAAGAAAATGCAGATGGGTTAGAAAAAAAAAGCTGAAGCCCTACGGCATATTTGATTTATTAGGTATCGCGCTGGGCTGCATACGGCTAAGTTATGACGATTTCTGCAAATTGGACTTTGAAGAATTTGCGGCAGTCTATAAAGCCTATGCAGAGCAGCGCGATACTGATTTTAAGGACAACTGGCAACGGATGCGCCTACTGGCTACCATTGTTATACAGCCGCATTTGGATAAGCGGCACAAGGTAACGCCGGAAAAGTTACTGCCTTTTCCGTGGGATAAGGCGAAAGCAAAGAAACAGCAGGCACGGATTACGCCGGATAAACAGCGTGAACGGATGGCCGATTTGGTAAAGAAATTAGGTGACAAACTTATATAACAGCAGCTATGGCAGGCAAAAGCACTATTAGCATAACATTCAAGATAGACGGCGACAGCAAGGAGTTTAAGGAACTGATAACCGATGCGGACGGGCTGAAAAAGGTAATACAGTCCACCATAACGCAGTCAGACAACCTTAAAAAGTCGCTGATAAACTGGAGCCAAGGCGTACAGGCGATTAGTGCCATAACGGACACTATCGGCAATGTTTCGTCTGCTTTGTCGCAGTTTTCAGACCGCATGAGGGGCTTACAGTCGGCTAATATAATGATAACGCAGCTGACAGGGAAAACAGGCGATGAAATGCTGAAACTGCGCAACAACGTGCAGGCGGTGGCAGAACATTTTGGCGCAGACTTTAACGAGGTGCTACAGTCCGCAAACAACCTATCCAAAGCGTTTGGCATTAGCATAGACGATGCGATGAAGTTAGTGCAGGATGGGTTTGTTAGTGGAGCAAACGCAAACGGCGAATTTCTGGACACACTGAAAGAATATCCGCGCTATTTCAAGGAAGCCGGGCTATCGGCAGAGGATTTTGTAGCCATTACGACAAACGCTGCACAGCAGGGTATATTTTCCGACAAGGGCGTGGACGTTATCAAAGAGGGTAATTTGCGCATACGCGAAATGACTACAGCCACTGCCGATGCGTTGAATAACATAGGCATATCCGCAGAGCAGGTGCAGGCGGACTTGCAAGCCGGGAGCATAACCACGTTTGACGTTATGCAGATGGTTGCAGCCAAGCTGAACGAGCTACCGGCAAGCAGCGCAGCCGTAGGCACTGCCATAGCGGACATTTTCGGTGGGCCGGGCGAAGATGCAGGACTGGAGTATATAAAGACGCTGGCAAATATACAGCTGAACATGGACGCAGTGAAAGCGGCCACGCAGGGAACGGCAGAGCAGCAGGAGCGGCAAATACAGGCGCAGGAAAACATAAAGAACGGACTAACCAGCCTTATAGATTTGTCGGCTATCTACACGGATGTAAGGCCCTATGTGGATTTGACGGCACAAATAGGCATGGCGGCTATGGGCATAGGCAGTCTGATTAAGACTGTTAAGGCTATGAATATACAGCAAGCCATATTAAAGACGCGCATAGTGGCCGTGGCTGCTGCGCAGAAAATGGTAACTATCGCTACTACCACATGGACTGCCGTACAAAAAGTGCTTAATTTGGTGCTGACGGCTAACCCTATCGGCTTAATCATTACCGCTATCGGCTTACTGGTAACGGCATTGATACAGGCGTACAATAACTGCGAGGGCTTTAGGCAGATTGTCGATAAGGTCTGGGAGGGTATTAAGCCGCTGGCAAATGCCATTATGAACGGTTTGGCAAAGGCTTTCGAGTGGCTGGTAGAAAAGTGTAAGGAGGCGTGGGAATGGCTTAAAAACATTTTGGGTTTAGGTGGTAAGAAAGTGGAGGTGGCAGTAGATGTGTCGCGTCCTAAGACCGCAGCACCTAAAATAGATTTAAGCGGCGGCAAGACGGGCACGGGCAGGTATAATTACACCCCGACTGGTAAGAAAAGCAAGGGCACAACTGATAATAAGCCGCTGTGGACGGAAGATGCAAAGACGTTAAAGGAGATAACCGATAATATCCAGATACTTAACGACAAGCTGCAAAGTGCGTCTGCTGATGAAGCCGTACTGATTAACCAGCAGATAGAGGGCTGGGAAAAGAAAGCCGAAGCCATTAGGAACGCCGGAAAAGCCACGGAAGATAATACCCCACTGTGGACGGAAGACGCAAAGACGTTAAAGGAGATAACCGATAATATCCAGATACTTAACGACAAGCTGCAAAACGCTAATGTCGATGAGGCCGCTATGCTTAACCAGCAGATAGAGTCATGGAACAAAAAAGCTGAAGCGATTAAAAACGCAGGCAGGGCAGTGGATAATACCCCACTGTGGAAAGAGGATGCAAACACGCTGGAAGAGATAGGCGATAATATCCAGATACTTAACGACCAACTACAGACAGCCACTATAGACGAAGCCGCACTGATTAACCGGCAAATAGAGGCATGGAACGAAAAAGCCGATGCGATTAGGAACGCTGGAAAAGAAACTGAAAAAGTCGCTATTAGCACTGAAAAGGCCCTACAGCAAGGCTGGGGAGGCATTAAAAATATCGGCAGTAGCATAGAGGGAATAACAGATGCGCTGAAAGGCAACGGCAACGCATGGCAGTTGGTAACAGGTATTGTGGATGGCTTCATAGGTTTATACGAGGGCATACAGACTGTTGTAGGAATAATTAACCTACTAACAGGTGCAAGTGCTGCACACGCCGCCACGAAAGGTGTAGAGGCTACAGCAGAAACTACGGAAGCCACAGTCCGTGCCACATCCGCCACAACTAATGCCGCAGCTTCAGCGGCTATAATTACTGCGAATAAATTAGAGGCCGCGAGCTGGAAAGAATTAGCGGCAGCAAAATATATGGCCGCTCACGCTTCTATACCGTTTGCAGGCTTCGGCATAGGTGCTGGCTTTGTTGCATCCATGCTGGCCGTGGTTGCTGCGGCTGGTGTTCCTATGTTGGCCGAGGGTGGTATAGCGTCCGGCCCTACGTTGGCGATGGTTGGCGAGTATGCAGGGGCGAGCGGAAACCCGGAAGTGATTGCGCCGCTGGATAAGTTGCGCGGTATGCTGAAAGAACCGGCGGCGGTTGATTTTGGCAGGGTTGAGTTTGAGATTAAGGGCCGCACACTGGTAGGTATTCTGAACAAGGAAAACGAAATTATTAAGCGTAACTGACATGAAGCATTTACGATATATGGGTGAATTTGTCAGCGTGGCCGGGGTTGTTTGGCGCGTTGAAATTTTGCAGGAAGCAGACGCAGATTTTGAAGTTATAGGCAGTCTGGCTTTTCCTGCTGACGAGCCACTGGTTATAGAATGGGGCAACAAGAGCAAAGAGGAAGTAATATGTAGCAGTGTAGCCACGCTTAAAATAATCAGTCCGGGCGACCGAACCTATGAAGATTTGTACAGCATAGAAGTGGGGCGCGTAAGGCTGGACGTGTACCGTAACAATGCGCTATACTGGAGTGGCTGCATAGACACCGAATTTTACGAAGAACCATACGAAATGCTAAATGGCTATGAAGTCAGTTTGACTTTTAGCGACTTTGGCGTGTTGGATAGGCTAAAGTATGATTTGGCCGATATGCGAACACTTTATGAGATTGTTAATTACTGTGCCGGACGCTGTGGTATAAACTGTGGTGGCATAGATGACAGCCTTATTAGTACGCAGCTAACAGCGTCCAGCGGTGCATTAAGCCTAAAATCTTTGCAGGTGCGCAGTGATAATTTTTATGATGAGGATGGCGAAGCCTCAACATTGGCAGAAGTTATCGAGGGCATTTTACAGCCATTGGCACTACGGATGATACAACGGTGCGGAAAGATATATATCTATGACCTCAACGGCTTATACACCAAAGCTGATGCGAAACAAATAGTTTGGGATGGTGACAGTCAGACTATGGGCGTGGATAAGGTCTATAACAACGCAAAGATAACGTGGAGTACCTACGCGCAAAGTGGAAACCTTTTGCCCGACAAATGTTGGCCGGAAAGCATAGAAACCGATGCGTCACTAATGGCACTTAATACTCTGGGTGGTGAAAATAAAGACGGTGCAACCTATTTTTCGTACCATTACAGCACGGTATTAGATGACTGGATAGACGCTACGGACTGCGGTTTTACCATTTGGACTGCTACCGATGGGAATAACGCAGAGTTAGGCGAAAATGTACGCTTTTTCAAAATTGTGCCGCAGTATGACGGAACAGAAAGTGAGGGTATTGCTATTTATTGGAAGTCTGTACAAGGTATAAAGCGGAGCTGGGGCAGTGGCTGGAGTGCTTTTTATGGTAGCCGGGACAATGGTAGCAGTAACATTCCCGGTACGTCTATTGACACCATAGGCCCGGCCTTATTCAAATCAAGCAAAGTATGGTTATCACCGGTAGCTGCGTCTAAAGAACTAATAGTGCGTATCGCCATAGATTTGCTGTTAGACCCGCGGTTTAACCCGTTTGAAACCGCAGCAAATCTGATGAAAGGTGTCGAGCAAAAAGACTGGTCCGACCTGTTTAATACCTATGGGAATTTTATATACGTTCCTGTTACGATTAAGTTTCAGCCGGATGGAAGTGATACCGTATATGTATGGACTAACAGAAGCATAGTAAAACAGAGTATAAGCAACCCTGTAACAACACTTAACGGAACGTATGGCAGCTGGGTAACATATACAAACGATAATAGCCCTAATGATTGGGGGTATCTGTGCTATTACGATGCAAAAGACCATGTAGACACCAGCGGCGTATTAGGATGGAAAAAGAACAGACCGGCTATAAATCCGCATAAAAGCCAGCTAATATCCGTGCTGGAAAATGCCGAAGCCGGGCAGTACATACCATATCCAAACTACGGAGGGCGCGGCGGCAAGTTATGGGTAGAAGTGCGCGGCCCCGGTTGGTATATAGTGAACGAGGGTACGGAACTGGAACGTAGCGAGAATGGCCCAAAGGGATTATGGAACAAGGTAAGCTGGGTTTTGATGAAAATCCCAGAAATAGAGATTATGAATAACACGCAGTTTGACCAAACTATAAGTACCGATGATGTAGAATATAATGCGGAAATAAATAGTGCGGCTAAGGAGGCTATAGAGATAGACACTATTTGCGGTACGAGTGCGGAGGGTGTGCCGACTGCAAGAGGCGCGTATTTTGATGTTTCTACCGGGAAGCAGATTAAAGAGCTGACACGAGCCGGGCGGACTACGCAGGTAGAAGATTTGTTAATAGGCACGTTATATAGTCAGTTTGGGCAACGCCGCACGACATTAAGCGGCGAAGCACAGATAACGCACGACCCTATAGCAACATACAAAGAAGATAATCAAGGTGACAAAAAGTTTATACTTGTGGAAGATGTGCAGGATGTGATTAAGGACACCAGCGACACTACATTTATAGAACTAAGACCAGATGAATATACCCGTAATGATTAGAGGCTATGGCAGTATATGAATATAAACTAAGGACGTACAAGCGCGGCGCACGTCCGCGCAGTGAACGTCTGCGAGAGTTGGGAGGCGAAAGTAGTAGCAGTGGTAGCACTGTGGTAAGCGTTGGCGGCGGTGGTGGTAACGTGGTAAGTGCAACAGACCATACCCACGCAAACAAAAACGCATTAGACCAGATTACAACAGACGCAAACGGCTATTTGTATCTGACACAGAACAAAGAAACGCAAGATGATGAGGGTAACGACATTATCGAGCGGACAACCGAGAAAGTAAAAGCCGGTTTTGCGGACATGGCCTATGACTTAACCGAGGACAGCCCGGTTAGGCAGCAGTTTTTATCCCGGCTGGCTGATGATGTCGCCAAAGGAAACCTGACCTTTGAAAAAATGCTTACCGTGCTGGGGTTGTCCGTTTTCAAAGGCGGGGCGCAGTTTGGCGAGTTCATTAAATCCCTGTACGCAGGCAAGGGCGCAGGCATAGACGATTTGGGAAATGCCGAATTTGAAAGCGTCCGGGTGCGCAGCTACTTTGAGTGCATGGAGCTGATAATAAACCGCCTATCAGCCATAGAGGGCGACCAGATACTGACGGAAGCGGACACCATAGAGAGCGTGGACGATTTGGGCGATAACTGCTACGGTTTGCATCTGCGCAGCAAATGGGATGGATATTTCACGGCGCAGTACCCTAATAATGTGCTGAAAGGTATCATTAACACGCTGGCTACCGGCAGTGGCGTATATTACACCAGTTGGATGCGTGTAAACAGTGTGAACACTGCTAACAACTATATCGAGGTGACGTTATACCCGGACAGCGAAGTACCGGCAGGAACGAATTACCCACCATGTGAAATGATGAAGATAGCCCGGTGGGGAAACCAGACCGACACAAAACGGCAGAGCTGCATATACCTATCCAGTACCGAGGGGCGCATAGTGCGGCTTACTGGGGTAACAAAGCCTATCATAGACGCAACGAATTACGGCGCAACTTTCGGCACTTTGCCAGAGTTTCTTTTAACTATGGATTTGCCTATTATAGAGGGGCAGGACTATGTATATGCGCGTGGGCTGATAGTGCAGGACATTATACGCATAGACTATCAAGGCCAGCCGGTATGTGAGATTGTAGACCGTGGGCAGTGGAGTGCGGATGCGGACTACTACTGCAAGGCGTTGAACCCTACCACCGGGCAGTACGAGATTTCGGACGTGTGGTATATGGGGTGCAAGTACCGATGCGCCAAGACCGGCACAAAGACGGCCCCGGCATGGAATAATACCGACTGGGCGATGATAGAGGGCAACCCGGAGTTTACCGTAGATTTTGTAGAAACCGATTATCTGTTTGACCCGGATAGGTTTGCTTTGACCCTAACTATTATAGCGAAGCTGTACAACATGGATATAACGGCTGATATTCTGGATGCGGATGTACAGTGGACGCGCTACAGCGAGGATGCAGACGGTAACGAGCGTGTAGCATCCGATAATGCGTGGGCGTTAAAACACGCCGGGGCTGGCAAGTCTATAGACCTAACCGTAGAGGATTGCGATTTTAACGGGTATGTGCCCAAAACATTGAAATTCATAGCGACAGTTACGCTGCGTGATGGTATGGGTAATGAAGCTGGTACCCAAAGTGCAGTTTTCGAGTATTAGTAGAAAGGTATGCGATATGAAAAAGATTATAGACTATTTCGGAGCAGACGGTTTGCTGCACATTATCTGCTGCATGGTGATTATGCAGCTGTTAAGCAACTTTTTGCCTTTATGGGCGGCGGTCTTAATTACTGCTGCTATAGGTTTGGGCAAAGAATATATCTGGGATAAGCAACTGAAAAAAGGTACGTTTGACAAACGCGACCTGCTGGCAGATTGCGTAGGTATTATTTTAGGACTTATTTAACTGCGGATGGCATGAAGACAAGAAGATTTGATTTCAATTACCGCCCACTACAGCTTACTTACGGGATTTCTGTCTTTGGCAGTGTACCAGGCAAGCAAGATTACAATGCGGACGAAGATACATACACTCCAGACTATACTATAACTCCGCTCGTTCTACAGCCATCTGTCAGCATTCGTGACAAGGATGAAGTGCTGAAAAGCGGCAACGTCAATGCTGAACTTGCCAATGTGAAATGGTATGAGGGCAGCAGCACAAGTCCAATAGGCACAGAAAGCACTGATTACGAGATAATACAAGATGGCGACACTAAGGGGCAAATAAAAATTAAGAAAAATGCTACTGTCAATAACCCTATAACAATGCGATTTTACGGGGAATATGTAGACAGCAGGACAGGACAGATTTTTGTAATCAATATGTCCTACCTAATCCAGTGTAAAAACTCTACCGAATGCGTGCCTGTACTTGATGTCAACGCTGCAGATGTTACTATATACAATCCTCTTAAAGACGTGGATATACAAACCGTAACGGCAAGTTTGCGGATAGGAGCTAAAGAGTGCGACACGAGCAAAAGAAAATTCGTTTGGGAAGTATACAGAACAGAAGATGCCATGTGGACTGAGGTCGGCCAAGATGAACTTGACTATGACATTACTCTATCTGATGACGGCACAAGCTGCACAGTTGACCGAAGCCTTATGGGGGAAGCATTATATATGCGCTGCCGGGCAAAGTATTCTAAGTCTGGCGATCCTGACAGTATCGAACTGACAGATGCATCACCTTGTAAACTTTTCGCTTTTGTCCGACGCATTCCAAAATTCGAATTTAACATCATGGGCGTGCCGGCCAACATACCATCCGGGACACCTGAGATAAATCCCGAAGCTCAAATTTGGGACACGAACGGCTTGCTTGATAACGTGGAGAAAGAACTTATGGTCTTGTGGTATACCGCTGAAAATAAATCTGCTGGTTCTTTGACATACAAGCAGGTAGCAGAGGGCATCATGCCAGTATTAAAAACAGACATGATGAATGACACTCTTGGCGGTATGGTAGGTCTTGACGTAGTAGACCGTGGTCCTGCAGGTGCATGGGCTGATACCGACGGCTCTCTTTTCGTTACTGCGAACGATGAATTGATTTTAATTAAATAATATAATATGGCAAGATATATAAAAGCAAATCCAAAGGTTGTTGCATATCTTAATCTGAGTAGGATTAGAAATAAAGTAAAAGACGGCAATTATCTGTTGTGGCAAAGTGACATGCTGTCATTTGGCCCACTCACTCAACTAAGCCAAATACTTACGCAAATAGGTGCAATTGCTTTGCTGCCATACGAGGCAAGGCAGGAGCAAGATGGCACTATTACGCGCCCTTTGCCACAGGCTACTGATGAGCGTTTTATTGTGGAGACTTCGACGCCTTCATACGAACCATCATATCCTGATGACGAACACTCTGGCGAAATGACAGATGACACTTCAGAATCAACTGAAACTGATAGTAGTGAGGCATCGTCAGATGATGAGAACGAAGAGACCAATAAGGAAGCTTCGAATGAAGACATTGGCAAGGTTGATGGTAGTGAAACAAATGATGAAGAACAAACAATTAATGAAGAAATTTAGTTATGAGCAGCGCGAGTACAACCAGAACGATTAAGTTCATCAGCAAGGCAGGTACATATACTGCCTATATCAACAGCCCTTCAGGCGACCTTTACCAGGAGTACAAAATGTCAGGAGAGGAAGTTCTTAGCGTTAGTCCTGACTTCAGTGTTAAACAGCCAATCCTGTACTTTGTCTGCCTTAGCAGCCGTGTTGCCGAGGGCGTGGCTACGCCTACATCAATCAATTTCTACTTTAATGATAATTTGATTGAGTTTAGTGGTGATGCATCAACTGGCATTTTTGCCGGTATGTTTAAAAAGGTCTCACCGTCTGGCGATAATCCTTATTATGGATTGCAGCTCATTAAAAATATTGCTGAGATTGCCGGATATGCTCCTGCTGTGATAAAAATGGTCGCAACAATTACATATGGCAATTCCAGCGATCAGATACAAGCTAGTTACAACATCCCGATACAACAGTCTACTGGCGACAGTTATAGAGTTACTATTGCAGCCGGCGACAGCAATAACTTTGTTATAAGGGATAAAGGCGGCAGCTGTATACTTAAGGCTCTTGCTTACCAGAGCGGAAACGAACTTGCAGCAAACCTTACATATACGTGGGAAAAGATGGAATCTACTGGTTGGCAGACGCTTGTAGGCAAGACAAATCAGACACTGACGGTTGCTGCAGCAGACATCGATACATACGGCGAATACAGAGTAACGGTTGCACGGAGTGGTAATGTAATAGGCAGCGACATACAGGGAGTGATGGACGCATCAGACCCGTTTGACATAGACCCGCACCCGTCGCCAGAAGATGAGTCTATCACTGAAGATGAAAATGGCAACGGACAGGTTACATATACACCTGTAGTCGTTAAGAGAGGTACATCCGTTAAAGCACTTGATACGAAATTTTTCTTCGTCCTACGTGACGCAGCTGGTGTCTATCTTAACGGAGATGACAAAGATACAGCAGTAGCCAGCTACACGATTACTCGCGCCCACTGCATACAGGCCGGAGGCGATGTCTCTGTCATAATAACATCAGAAAATTAACATGTCAACAGTACATACCACATCAGTAAGGTTCATCCGTAGCGGACAGAACGCTATATCCGTTATGTTGTCACAGGACAATATTGTGCACCATAAGAGTCCCTATTTGGCAAATTACCAGATAGACATAAATCTCTTGGACGGCGCAAATAAGATTCTGGCCTCAGATTATGAGGTGACATACGCTAATGCGCCGGACAGCATACAGATGGCCGGAGGTTACGTTGATGACTATACACACGGTCTTGACGTAAATATTGCTTCGCAGACCGAAGTCAACGGCGTCATCACTCTGAATGTCTCGTACAAAGGCCTAATATATTCGAAAACAATACATATTACTACCATTGTTGACGGATTAAATGGAGACAAGGGCGAACGTGGCGCATTGTTGCGTGGTCCGCAAAATTGGACAGACTTTGATGTCGGTTATCAATTTTATTGCGGAGCGGAAGGCGAACCTTATGTTGACGTTGTACTTTATAAGGATAATTGCTTCCTTTGTACTAAATCTCATACGAAGAGCTTTCGTAACCCTCCGACAAGTGCTGTTGATAATGCCCAGGGTCTGTGGACTCTTAGCGATAAAGTCGCGATGGTGGCAGCTATGGTAATTTTGGCGAAATACACATGTATAAAAAATCTCGGTGCCGAAGCTATCGAGATGAAGAATTCAGACGGAGAATTGGTATTCTTCGCCAAAGACGGTAATGTTACTTGCAAGACTGGGACATTTGAAAATGTTAATGTATCTGGCATAATTAAGGCAAACCTTATGTATAGTTCCGTGCTTATGCTGTCAGAACAGAATCCTGGATCATCTACTTACAACATTGACCCGGTTAATGCTCCGGCGAATACATACTTTGCAAATATAGCCTTTACGCATACCAAGTTCGTCTATTTGCCTGATGCCGTTGCTTATGAGGGCCTTGAGCTTAACTTTTATCAAATAGCTCTAACAAATAATGGACTTGGCACATTATACATAGCTGCTGTTAATTCGCAAAAGATTTATTACAACACTGTAGCAAAACTTATCGATGGCAATATTATCCCTGTAAAGCTTTCAATAGTTGCATCAGATACGCGCGTAAAACCTTCTCCGAATGAAGTCATAAGAATAAAAGCAATGGCTGGTGCATGGTATGTTATGACAGGACTAGTAACAGAAGAATAATAATTTTAATACATAATATTATGGCAACAAAACAGATAAAAAAACTAAGTGACTTGCAAAAAATAACAACCGCGACAGGCGATCAGATGATACCTGTTGTTGACGCAAGTGGTAACGTAAATCCTATCAAATTGACTGACCTCGTACAAGTTGTGGCGGAACTTATGCCGCAAAATACTTTATACGGCAAAATTAGTGACGGCGTATTTATCATGTTCCACCGTAACAGTGATGACTATCCGCTGGCGGTAAAACCGCACAAGTGGGCAAGCTATCAGAGTAGCGGCGAAATAGCCGAGGGTGTGTTAGTCGTAGAGGGCGGCAAAATGCTGGTGGTAGCACCTACGGAAGCTACGCTGACATGGAGCAGTGCAGCGGTAAGTGCAGGCGGCAAAACTACCACAGACCAATTAACCGCACTGGATGACTGGGCAGGAAAAACAAGTACAGCCGAGCAGGTGAAGCACAGCGAGTGCAAGACGGAAAGCTACGCGCCGGGCTTTTGTGCGTCTTATGAGCGCGTAAATGCAAACGGCAAAGGACTGACCGCCGGGCGTTGGTGGCTGCCGTCTTTGGGTGAGTTGATGATGATTTATGCGAATATGCGCAAAATCAATTATGCACTATCGCTGATTAACGGTGCTACGCAGTTGGCAGAAACCGCATACTGGAGTAGTACCGAGTACAGCACGACCTATGCGTGGTATTTGGGCCTCTACCATGGCATCGCGGGCACCAGCGCTAAGGCGACGAACCAGTACAGGGTTAGGCCCGTTTCAGCATTTTTACAATAGTTAGTAGTTAAACTTTAACCTTAAAAGTGCGGCGGTAGCCGCACAAGACAAAGAAATTTCCTTTTATCTGCAAAGCGCAAGAAAATTGAGATATGAACAAATCGAAACTGGTATCTAACACGCAGATATATTTAGACTGCCGTAAGCTGTTAGATGAAATACTGGATATTACGCCGAGCTTTCCGCGTGCCTATAAATTCAGCATAGGTAACAAGATGCACGATATAGGTGTGGACTTAATCAGCGAAATATCGGCTGCGTACATCAACCGCGACAAGCAAGTGCGCATACAGCATTTAGTAAATTTCCAGTCCGAGTTTGGAGTATTGAAAACTTTGCTGCGCATTGCAGGTGAAAGGAAATGGATATTAGGCAGAAGCAGGCACGCAAATATTATCGAGTTGACGGACGCGATAGGCAAACAATCTACTGCGTGGAAGAACTCACTATTAAAGGTTATCAGCAGCATGGATAGCGAGTAAATGCCAGATTTGGAAAGTTACGACTAACCGAGCGTGCAAGTTATCTGTAAAAATGGGCTGCGCACTATCTTTTATAGTTAAGACCAAGCAAGTGCAGCACGGAGTTGCGAGTACAGCACGACCAATGCGTGGAATTTGAACCTCAACAATGGCAACGCGAACAACAACACTAAGGCGACGAACCAGAACAGGGTTAGGCCCGTTTCAGCACTTTTACGGAAAACCGAGACACGAAGTAAGATAAAAAGATATGGTTACTACGGACGGATTGTTAGAAGCATATTACGACTGCCGCAAAAGTAAGCGGAGAACAGCCAGTGCCATTATGTACGAAATTGACTACGGTAGCAAGCTGGTAGCTTTGCGCGACCGTATAAATAACCGTACCTATCAGCCCGGTAAATCTATCTGCTTTGTCGTAACGCGCCCACGATACCGAGAAGTATTTGCGGCCACTTTTGAGGACAGGATAGTACACCACTGGATAGCCCTACGGTTAGAGCCGCTTTTTGAACAGGTGTTTAGTCCGCGCACGTTCAACTGCCGGAAAGGTAAAGGGCAGATGTACGGCGTTAATATGCTGTACAACGATATTAAGGAGTGCAGCCAGAACTATACCCACGACTGCTATATAGCGAAGCTGGATTTACAGGGCTTTTTCATGTCGATAAACAAAGCTATGCTGGCCGGCATGATAGACCGATTTATACTGGATTACTACAAAGATAACGACATAGAGGATTTGCGCTATTTGTGCCGTGTGGTTATCCTGCATTGTCCGGAAAAGAGTTGCGAGCGACACAGCCCGCTACACTACTGGAGCTACTTACCAGCTAACAAATCGCTGTTTACAAACGGTGAGGGGCTGGGCGTAGCCATAGGCAATTTGTTTGCGCAGCACTTCGCAAATTTCCTGCTTAACATTCTGGACTGGTATCTGCTGAATGATTTAGGCTTTGTCTATGTCGGCAGGTATGTAGATGATTTCTACATAGTGGATGTGGATAAACAGAAGATATTAGCGGCTGTGCCGAAGATTAGGCGACTGCTGGCTAAATACGGTCTGACCCTGCACCCTCACAAATTCTATATCCAGCACTACACTAAAGGCGTAGAGTTTACCGGGAACATAGTAAAGAAACAGCGTATATATGTCTGCAACCGCACGCTGAAAAACTTTGTTATGGCAGTGCGCAGGCTCAACCGGGCCGACACCATAGAGGAAGTGGAACACGCGGTTAGCAGCATAAATAGTTATCTGGGCTTCATGCGGCACGCCAACGAATACGGCAAGCGGCGAAAGATACTAAAGATGATAGAGCCGCAGGCGTTTAAGTGGGTTTATATCCGTGGCCACTTCGATACGGTGGTGATTAAGAAGAAATACAAGAAAAGAACGATAACCCTACAACGCATAAGAGATGGCGACTATTGACAAAAGAGAGCCGGAAGCCGTGCTGCACCTATCCGGGTTAGACACAGAATTAGTGCAAGCGCTTGCCAAACACTGGCTGGTAATTGTAGAGCAGCAAGATAACAGAATTTCATTAACGCTACACACTATGACAGATGAAAGAGATATTAACGATAGTTGTGCCCTTAATAACGGCACTGGGAGGATGGGAGGCTATTAAGTACCTTATAAACAGGAAGACTAACACCCGGATAGCCGAGGCAAACGCATTTAAGGTGGAGCGCGAGGCACTGATAGAGGACTACAAGCGCGTACAGGGCGAAGTAGATAAACTGAAAGAGCAGGTAGCCAAACTATACACCGAGATAGACACGCTGAAAAACGACCGGCTAAAGCTGATACAGGAAAAAGGCGAACTGGAACTGGCACTAAAAGAAGCCGAAAAGCACGTTTGTTTGCAGCCGGACGATAAATGCCTACAGCGACTTAATCCTAACGACCACTGCCGACTACGGAAAATTTTGCGCGGTGAGTACACCAAAGACCACCCGGACGCAATAATAACGGAAGAAGATATGATGAAACCTAAAAAGGAGAAAGAAAATGAGAAAGATAAACAAAGTGATAATCCACTGTAGCGCGACCCCGGAGGGGAAAGACTACACAGTAGAGGACATAGACCGCTGGCACCGTGACCGTGGTTTTGACTGCATAGGCTACCACTATGTGATATACCGGGATGGCAGCGTACACAAGGGGCGCGATGTCGCCAAAATCGGTGCGCACTGCAAGGGGCAGAACGCTAACAGTATCGGCGTGTGCTATATCGGTGGCATGACCGCCGACAACAAGCAAGCCAAAGACACCCGGACACCCCAGCAGAAAGCCGCGCTGCGTACTTTGGTTGCGCAGCTCAAACAAGAATATCCGGGCATAACCATACATGGGCATAATGAGTATGCAAACAAAGCGTGTCCGTGTTTCAACGTACAAACAGAGCTGTAGCCTATGAAGCATTTAGCATGGCTGGTTTGCGTCCTGCTGTTGGCAGGATGCGCCACGGCAAGAAAAGCAACTTACCAAGTGCGGCAGGATAGTACATACAATGCTTCACACAGACTGGACAGCCTGTTTAGGGTAATGCTGCAACGTGATAGTATATACCAGCGTGACAGTATCTATATTTATGAAAAAGGCGATACCGTTACCAAGTATGTAGAGCGAACCAGATACAAGCTGGAAAGGCTTACCGATACTTTGCGCGTTGAGCGTTGGCGCATAGATACACTGGTGGTGGTACGCACTGACAGTGTTAGGGTGGAAAAGCCGGTATATATCGAAAAGCAGTTAAGGTGGTATGATAAGGGCTTTATATGGGTGGGCCGTCTATGCTGCATAGCAGCTATCCTGTGGGGGCTTTTCCTGTACCTTAAACGCAAATTCTGATTTTCCATAATCAAGACCGCACCAACCCGTGAGGGCCGGCGCGGTTTATTTCATTTTGTACCATGCAGAACGTAGTCTATTACTTTGCGGTTTGCAGCGTCTATCTTATCCCGGCTAAACTTAATGTACACCCCGGTTATCTTTGAACCGTGAACGTGGCCCAAAGCCTCACTGATAGTGTCCTTTGGTATATCCAAGTCTGCGGCGTATGTAGCCCAAGAGTACCGCGCCCAATACGATGTAATAGCAGGCTCAATGGGTGACATTATCGGTAGGTGGTTTTTGGTGTACTGCGGTTTGCCGCCTACCGTTTTAACCGGCCCTATCTTTCGCAGTGCCGCATTAAGATGCGCCATATAGTCTTTGTAATTGTCGTATGTGTCGAACGGTGCCAGCAGGTGTTTTTTGCCCCGGTAGCGGTCTAACAAGTCCTGTATTTCCGGCTCAATCTTAATACTGTAGAACTTACCTGTTTTCGCCCGTCTGTACTCTAACCTACCGTCCACTATATTGTCTTTGGTAAGCGTGGCTAAATCCACCATGTTAATGCCGATAAGGTAGAAAAGCAGCATAAACATATCCCTATATTCTGTGTCGTATGCCGACAACTGGAGTTTAAGCAGCTGGCGCATTTTCTCAACCGGCAGTACGCGCATGGCCGTTTCTTCGGACGGTATGCGGTAGTTTCGGAACGGGTAGTTTTGCGTTATGTTTTCATCCAGCGCATAGTTAATGACATTGCGCAGGTTGCGCAGGTGCATACCCCGGCTGTTTACCGACAGACCGTGCAGGGAATTATAAAAGCCGTCTATCCATAGTTTCGTTATCTTTCCAAACTGTATCTGGTAGGGGTTACAGTAGGTAGTCAGTTTCTTTAGTGTTTGCTCAAATAGTGTTTTAGTGCCGCCGGTCTTTGTGGCGATGACCGTTTCAAACAGCGTGCCGAGGGTAGGAACACCGACAGTAGGACTTTCCAAATCCAAGTCGGTAAGCATTTCACGCAGTTGCGGCCCGGTAAGATTACCCCACTGGCCGTTTTCGCGCAGTTCTAAGATGCGGTTTGCCACACGGGTAAGCAGCGTATCTAACACCGAGTTTATGCGCTTTGCGCTTTTGCCTGTGGCCCGGCTGGTAGTGCTATCCCATTCATCAGCGGATAGGAAAATGCCGGTGGCGAGATACAGGTTTGTACCATACCCCACGGCGATTTGCACGGGATATGTGCCGTCTTTGAGTTTGCGCCGGGTATCAAGGCGCAATTTTGATTTTGCCATAATCTTTGCTTTGCTTTTGCTGACTTATAGCTGAAAAATATCCCCAAATATACCATAATCTACCATATTATTAACCACCAGCGACCACTTTTTAACCGTTTTTATACTATTTGCTGATTTGAAAATTTGCTGATTGTTTTCGCTAAAATGCTGATATATAGCGATATACAAAATTTTCTATGCGTTAAAATGGCTACCAGCGACTATATGCCTAACCGGCAATTTCTTTGCATAAAAGAAAAAAGAAGCAAGTATCGACCTGTAATTTATCAGTTTGCCACTTTGACTTAATATTCGGCATTTACATGTCAAATTGAATTTCGCCGACGCTCTGAAACTTGAATATTTGAAAATTAAAATCATTTGGACGAAAATATGGGCAAAATACGTGTGCAATTGCAACAGTCTGTCGTATAAGGCATTATGCCGCCTGACCAGATAATGTGCATCATTTTTTGTCCTAAAATGGCATGAAACGACATGATTTGCGCTCAAAAACAGCATTGTTTTGCATTGCCAAACGTGCCGTTTTTGAGTAAAAACCCATAGGTTTACCACTTAAAAACCTGCCGTTTGACTCTCTTTTGTAAATATGCTTTACCAAGTGACGGGCTTAATGGCAACATTTTTTCTATTTCACCATAAAATCCATACATAAATAAAATGTCATAATGCTCGGCATTAAGGCAAAATGCTTACGCACGGCTAACCTCACAAATGCAGGCTAAAGCCATGTAAAGTATGAGCCAAGACGGCAAAAACAGCCGTTTTTATAGCCATTTTTTAATTTTCCATTAAATTTTTTCCCTAAAATTTTGCATATTCAAAAAAAAGCAGTACCTTTGCAAACGCAAATCAGAAACGAGGCGCAAGCGAATAAAAAATTAACATCGCGGAGTGGAGCAGTTGGTAGCTCGCCAGGCTCATAACCTGGAGGTCGCATGTTCGAGTC